ACTTCTCAACAGACCAACGACCATTGGCGTCAACGTCAAGGTCAAACTTACCAGAAGTTGTAGTGCCAGTAGCAGAACCTACTTTAGCAGTTACGTTGATGGTACGGACAACTTCACGGTTGATTTCAGCAAGAATCTCAGCAGCAAGAATGTTGCTCAATTCTGCTTCAGCGTCAAGACCGTGTACTGCTTTCAAGTCTTGAGCAAGTTCAAGCGAGTAGTCCGCTTTCAGTGCACGTGACTTGGCAGTTACAGTTACCTTGTCGATGCTAAATGCCATCTCGGCAAAGTCGCTGTTGCCGGTAGTACCCATTGCTTCTGCTTGAGCAGTTGACATACCTTGAGCGTAGTTGTACACGCCGTTGGCAGCAAGATCGCCGTCAGTGTCAGCATCAAAAGAAGTACCAAGGTGCTGGTCACCAATAGTATTGGCACCGCCATTAACAGTAGAGTGTGAAGTATCTGCTTCGTTGAAGAATGCTTCAGAACCAGTTTGGTTAGTATAGCGTGACTTCATAGCGAAGATCAGGCCAGTAGGACCAGTCATTGGTTGAACACCACAAACGTCATATGCCATCAGATTTGGCATAGCGCGACGAACGAGAGAGATCAGTACTGGGTCAAAACCTTTGATGTTACCAGCAACTGCACCCATACCAGCGCCAACAGCGTTAGTAGGGATATCGTCTTCTGACAACAGACTTTGATTAGCACCAACTTCAGCGTTTTCACGCAAAGCACGCTCGGTGTTCTCGAGGATCATAGCAGTTACCATCTCGCGATGAGAATCTGCAATTTTTGGAAGGTCAGGGTGCTCGACCACTGGCTTCCACTTGTTTCGGATTTGTTCGTTAAGATTCATGTGTAAATTCTCCTAATTGGGCGTTTTACGTTATATTTATAAGAAATTACTTCTTAATGGTTTTAGAAATTGCGTTAAAGTAACCTTTCATTTCCTCAGGAATCATCTGCTCTCGTTCAGGTTCATCATTAGAACCTACAGAATCTTCTTCGGTAATCAAGCCAGTCGTTTCAGATTCAGGACTTTCAGAGAAGTACTGTTTCTTCACGATTTCAAGTTTCTGAGTGTACTCATCAATTGAGTCATACTCCATGCTTTCAGTAAGCGATCGGAGTTTCTCAACCTGAGTATCAGCGAGACCTTCTGAAACATCATCAAATGCTGCTTCAACCTGCGCTTCGCTGATCACTTTGTTCAGTTTCACATTTTCTGCTTCAACTGACTCGAGTGATTCTTCAAGTTCGGCAACACGGGACTCAAGTCCGCCGATCATGTCAACCTTTTCTTCTGGTACTTCTACAAAGTTCTCAGCGAAAAGATTCTTCAGACCGTCAATGAATTGCTCGGTTGCTTCTACGCGGAAGTTGTTGGCGATGGCAACTTCATTTTTCTCCATCCACTTCTCAACAACATATTCCATATAATTGTTAACTTGCTGGTGAAGTTCGTCGAGAGATTCAGTAACCTGCTCTTCCAACTTCGCATCAAACTCTTCTTCAAGACGAGCAACTTCAAGTACAACGCGATTCTGTACTGCTGCTTCAAAAAGAGTAGATGCTTCGGTTTTGAATTCTTCAGAAAGATCTTCTTGTTCACCGAACAGTTCTTGAACATCTTCTTTCATGGCACCAGTTGATGGTGAAGGAGCAGTAACGCCACCCTTCATAGCAACAGATGCTGCATTCTTAGCAGAAAAAGCTGGAACAGTTTCGTCCTCTTTACCAACTTGGGCAAGAGTTTTGGTCAAGAAAGAAGAAAGATCTTCTTTTTTCATACCTGCGAAAATACCCATCATCTGTGATAGCATAGATGACTTCGTAGAGTTTTGAGGTTTCAGAGTTGCTTCCGCTGATGCTTCTTCAAGAGAAACTTCGTTCTCAACAACTTCTTCCACCTGAGTATTCATTTCATGAGACATTAGTTATACTCCTTCGGTGTTTAAACTATATTTATATAATCTCAATTTTAAGAGATTTCGTTAATAAATTTCTGGAAAAGTTGAAGTTTGCGTTGCTCATTGAGTTTCTTTGCACGGGCAGACTTTTCAATCTCTCGCTCAATCTCCTCAACTTGCATGGCAATATACTTACCATTATCCCAAACCCACTCAACTCCTTCCATGATACCATTGACAAAAGCATCAGGTGCGGAAGGATCAGCAACAATATCCGCTGCAGTAGCAAGACGGAAATCGTTTTGTACTTCCATCACTCCATCTTTACCCTCTTTTAAAGAACCCATACCACGCGACGAAACGCCAAGTTGTGCTCCATCAGAAAGTAAACCTTTTACAATTTCACCCATCGGTGTAGAAGAAATCTTCGCCCGACCAATGAAGTTGTCGCCTTCTCGGCGTAATTCAGTAATAATATGAGATACACGATCCAAGTTAATTGATGGTCCATTTGGATGACCAAGTTCACCATAGGCGCGACCCTTATTCACTGACTCTTTAATATAGCGACCAATTTCGCGCTCGAGAGTTTCAGTGCTGTAGCGACGACCGTTGCGATTTGGGATATTACCCTGCATGAAAATGCCTTCAATGAAAACATTTTTCTTGCCGTCTTCTACTGCTTCTTCAATAACTTGAATAGACTCATTTAATTCTGTGATTAGTTTCATGTTTAGTACCTTATGATATTGTGAACGCGACTGATGTTGCTTTCACGTCTACCGATGAACTTAACTCTTCAGCAGGTAGCTTGACTACGAAAGTGATAGAACCAGTTGGCATTGTAAAACTGCCACCTGTAGTTTCGTTTGTAATTAACGCAGCGCCAGCATTGCTGTTATAAACACGGACGCAACTAGCAGAACTAACAGTGCTATTTGCATTCAATGTAATCTCTGCTGATAATGGTTTGACAATCATTTTTATTACCTTTTATTCGTTGTCTACTAAAATAAGATCGAATGTAGAACTCACTTGTGTTGCTTGCCCTGCGACTACATCAACCTTCAAATCAGTTTTTTCATCAAACTTCAATGGAACTGGGTATTCAATTGATAAACTTTGTCCCCCAGCAGCATTATAGTTTGCTTTAATATTAAACGCTCCGCCAAATGTCCTAGCAAAGAAACGATAAATCATCGATGTATTGGTAGATGCTTTATCAGAACCAAGATGTAGTGTTAACAAGTACGCAGTTTTCCCTGCCGGAACTGTATACACTGCCATCAATGTTTGACCTAGACCCGATAATATTTTGGCAATCACTGTACCGCTCTGAGAAATATTAATATCTTGACTATTTTCTGTAGAAACCATTCTTGCTCTAAAGACTCTAGAGAAAGTAGTTAAACCAGTGCTACCAATATTAATTATTTCTATTACCGGATTATAATCTCCATCTAACCCCTGTACTTCTACTGATTCGCCATCGTCACTATTTGTTGCTCCTGAGAGAGTCAGTGTACTCGCGGCAGGATATGGGTATACAGTTGACCCGCTATTCCCGTCCCAAACCGTACCTGAAGTCACATTACCATCAGTCGCTCCAAATTTATTTATATGCGAGTAACCAGTGACATCACCAGCAGCAATAGGGATATTGGAAGCAGAACCAAACGAGTTGATGATGTTGCCATTTTTATCAGCCAGCATTACGACTTCATATATCGAAGTGCCGTTTGGTAAAAACTGATTTGAATCTATACGATATTGCGCCACAGATTAGTATCCAGACTTCGCTTTCTTTTTGCTTTCTTTCTTCACTTTTGGATTAGTTTCAATTTCGCCGTCTTCTTCGTCGTCATCGTCATCGTCATCATCATCTTCGTCATCGTCATCATCATCTTCGTCATCATCATCTTCGTCTTTTTCGAAAATCATGGAAACGAATTCGTCATAACCTTCTTCTGTTGAAAACAATTCTTCCAGTGTCTCGCGCTCTTCGTCGGATGCCTCTTCTAAGAAATCTTCGACTGCCTGATTAATCACATCAGCATACTCTTCATAGACTTCTTCATCTTGTCCTGGATTGTATCCTTTCACTGGATTACGATTGATGTAAGAAACAGCATCAGTTGCTTTACGAATTTCAGCATATCCTGGACCGTCCATAATAGACATATTTTCAGTGTGCTTATCCATGAAGTTTTGCTCATCGCCGCTCTTCGCTTTATAACCTTCTAAGATTGACAATAGTTTTTCATTCTTCATCGTTATCTACTTCCATTTCTGTTGTGTTTGTCTTATTAAAAGCTGATGATACAACTTCGTCGTATTTTGCTGAAAGGGCAGTTTCAAGTTTTGGTTGAATAACTGCGTCAAATGCATCAAATGCTTTTTGTGGTTTATCTGCTACTGCGGCAGAAATAAAGTCAGTAATACTTGTCATAATTAAATTCCTCTCAGTATTTATTTAAATTAATCTTCTTGGGGTTCTTCTTTTTCCGCTTCTTGTTCTTTCTCATCTGGTTGCGGTTCTGCTGTCACATCATCAGCGTCAAACCCGTCCATTTCTTCTTCGTCTCCAGCATAACGTGGATCGTCTTTTTCAGCAGCAATCTGTTCGTCAATAGTTTTCATTTCTTTTTCTGTTTGCTGCAGGATGTAGCGGCGAGTATACTCGTGAGAATAATACTTGCCGATCGAATCTTCCATTTCTCGCAAAAGACCTACTCGGTCGCGCATAATTTCCATATTCTTTAATTCATGGAAATAGTTATCAACCGCATAATCATAATCAATTTGATGCTTCCACTCTTTCCAATCTTCTGGAGTACAAACACCTTTTAGGATTAACTGCCGCTCAAGCAACTTGTTAAACAGTTCGCTGAATTTATTGCGTAGTCGAGTAATAAACTTCGAGAACTTCACTTCGTCCCGAGAAACTTCGGTAGCACGACCCAATGTAAATGTAGAGTCAGATTGTAAACGAGTGATTGGTACGTTTAATGACTTATACAAAAGATTCTGGAAGTATTGTACGTCTTCAATCTCGCCAAGGTTTTGACCGCCTGGAAGTGTTGTAATCTCAGTACCACGACCACCTTCTCGGCGAGGCAACCAGAAGTCTTCTAGCATTGTCATAAACTTGCGATCATCTCGCACTTCACCAGTGCCAGAATCGTATACAACCTTGTTCTTAAATTTAGTCATGATGTTGTTAAGATATTGCTCTGCCTTTGCTTTTGGCAAACCACCAACATCAACATAAAAGATTCTTCGCTCAGGTGCGCGCGAGATACGATAAATGACCAACGAATCTTCCATTGATCGTAACTGATTCAATGGTCGTATTGCTTTGTGTAAGTATGATATAATTAAGTTGTTGTCGCTTGCTTGAAGACCGCTGGTACAATAAGCAATTGAGTCTTTTGAAATTTTAATTCCCGCTGATTGAGAACTTGCGGTAGATTGCGTGTAAGGAACATTAGAACCAGTTTTCTTTAAAAACCCTGCAGGATTGTAGAGATAGTATTCTGCTACAACCTTTTCAACAGGGATATCTTGATCGGTCTTTTCTTTCTTTACTTCTCGAACTTTCTTAATATATCGCGGATCAATATAACGAAGTTCTACAATACCTTTGGATGGTTTACTCTCGTCAATAATTACATGATAGTACAAACGCCCATCAATATACCAACGACGAAAGATTTCGTAACTTAAATAATTAAATTCTAGTTTCCGCAACAAATTTTCAAACTCATTGCGAATACTCTTTTTAATTGATTCAGTTGTTTTTAAATTATCAAG